GGAGGGCCCCGTAAGGGGCCCTCCGATCCGCGCAGTAAAACAACTGCGATTCAACCTAGTAGGAGATCCAATGAAGACGAAGAACACTCAAATGGGGCATTCGCGAAAGCAAAATGCCTTTAGAGAGTGGTTGAACGGAACTTTAACCTTGAGTTCTGGCGGCAGTTCCATCCACCAATCGTGGATGGATTATGTAACCACTGGGGACTCTGTCCCCAACTGGAAACGCCAAATCGCTCTCAGTTATGATGCAACAACTTACCTGGAGGGAGAGCGAAGAACTCGCTCTACGATCCCGGGTCGGTTATACCATCGTTTCGTAGGAAAGTTTGCGCCATTCAACGTTCTCGAATATGAGACGTTGGGGCCTCTTTCCGACGAGGTAGTTCAGTTTCCTTCGGATCCTGCGAGTCTCTCAACAGTTGAAGCCGAACGTAAGGCGTTAACGCGGTTTAATAGCCGGGCCCGTGAGGTAAACCAAACCTTTCAAGGTGGGGTTTTCCTGGGCGAGCTCGGTCAAACACTGCGTGGGATACGACACCCTGCGAAAAGTCTGTATGACGGATTGGCATCCTATAGAGGGGCAGCAATTTCGCTGCGAGCTCAACGACTTCTGTCTAGAGCTCATGTCAACTCTTTGTCGAATCGTGTGAAACGGCAAAGTTTAAGGTCCGCCAATGAGGCGATAGCAGGACTATGGCTTGAGGGGCAGTTTCATTGGAAACCGCTTCTTCACGATATAGATGACGGGCTTAAAACACTCGCCAACTTGTCCTCCTCTCCATTGGCCTGGCAGAATATTTCTGCTTCGGCCCATGACGTTACTACGCAGGTGTTCACGGGTCTTAATGACCTTGGGAACCACGGCGTTGTATCGCAAACCGATGTCTACACATATGATGGTAGCTATCGGCTGAAGGGAGCCATAGGGATAGAGCCTCGAAACTCAAACATACCGACGCTAGAAAATCTTGGCTTAGCCATGATGGACTTCGTGCCGACAGTTTGGGAACTGATGCCCTATTCGTTCGTAGCCGATTATTTCTCCAATATTGGAGACGTAATCAATGGGTGGTCTGGAGGAGGTCGTAACGTACGCTGGGCATGCGCAACCACCCGTAAGGATGGGAAGCATGTCCGGACATTGACGTTGGTTGCAAAACCACCGGACAATGTCTTTCGTACGCTGACCAATTCCGTCTGCTCACCGCCGAAAGAGGTCGCTACCTGGACTCGAGTGTCCAGGGACACTTATCGTGGGAATTACCGACCAAGTTTATCTTGGGAGGTTCCAGGTCTGTCCATGAAATGGCTAAACCTGGGTGCCCTATTAAGTGCCCGAAGTATCGATCGTTTACCTTAACCATGTAAGAAGGAAAGCAAACCAATGTTCGCTCCCGCTTCTCCGGTTACCGGTGGCCCAATCACCGGATTCACTTCACCTACCTACACGCTCGTTGCTGATTCAGCACCGGACGTGAATGGTACGGCCTACGCTGTATCCGCTTTAGGCGGCACGCAGGTTGGTGTGGTGATCTCCAGCGCTTCGGTCCCGTTCACAATCCTCTTTACTCGTCCAAAGGTCCTTAGGACCTTGCCGAGTTTGGGGTCGAACGGAGCGCTTCCCAGTGTGCCGCGAAACACGTTTACTTTGTCGGTTAGGAAAGGCGTTGTGCCCCTTACGGGGCAACCCGCCGTTCCGGAGTTGCTCAAGCTGGATATGAATATCCCGGCTGGAGCTGACGCCGCCGACAAGGCGAACATGCTAGCGGCACTGAGCCTGCTTGCAGGTGTTCTCTGGGAACAAAGCGATCAGATCGGCGACTCGCTCGTGGCTGGTTCGAAGTAATTCGTTCCGGCCCCGGGCACTGGGGGGGTACTTGTACCTTATACCCAGTTTGTCACCGTGGTCTCTTGATCTACCTGTGTCTAGTTTAACTAGCTTCGGGATTCGACCAAGGGGTTGATTGCCTTAGAAGCATTGGAGAATGTTATGGGCTTTAGCCCGAATGCTCTTTACCAAGCTCTGTTAGTGGACTTGAGGGAACACCTCGATCTCAGCCCTGAAGGCGTGTCTCTCGACATCCTTCATGCGCTGGGTCGTGATAATCTAAAGCCTACGGGCGCTGATCTCAGCGTACTGCAAGCGATGGGTAATCATGACCTGTTCGTTTTCACGAATGAGCTCTTTAGGTGGTCCCCGGATAGTAGTCTCAAACAGGCTGCTGCAGCTAACCTGATGAAGTCGATATTCAAGAGGTACACTACCTCTCGTCAGACGACCCCAGATCAGAACACAGCGGCCATCAAGAAGTTCGAGAGCGTCAATGAAGTCGCCTCAAACTGGGTCTACAGTCCAAACACGTCTGGAGATGAAGAGTTGATGGGTTCCGTTAAGGAGCACATCTACCACTTCTGGAACCCGCAAGGGTCCCCCCTGGTTACTAACCCGCTGTCCTTGTTTGATCAAGGGATGGTGGGGCCAGGGGCATCCATAGCAGCACGGGGCGAGGATTACTACACAAAAATGTGGTCGTCACCGCTCAGTGCGACGTCAGAGAGTCTCTCCACCTTATATTGGTGGTGGTGTTCCGAGAACCCCTTGTATGCTCACGCCGAAAGCCAACGGCGTCTTGCACATTCGGAGGTTGTCCTCACCAAGCAGAACCGTCTGTCCTTCGTCCCGAAAGACGATATAACTTCCCGTACCATCGCGACTGAGCCCTCGCTGAACATGTTTGTTCAGCGCGGTTTAGGAGAGATCCTAACATCACGGCTTCGCCATTTCTTTGGCATTAGCCTTGATACTCAGCCAACATGGAACCGGGAGGCGGCCAGGATAGGTAGTGAAGGTGATTGGAACTCTTTAGACTTAGGTCTGGGGAGCAACAGTCTCTGCACGATCGATCTGTCTTCAGCATCTGACTCTTTCAGCGTTAACGCTGCTAGATGGCTTCTTCCTCGAGATCTCTTCGATCTCCTGATGAAGTTAAGATGCCCAACTGGGATTCTCCCAGATGGTAGACCCGTTAGCTATCACATGGTTAGTACCATGGGGAACGGCTTTACGTTCCCTCTGCAAACCCTTGTGTTCGCTAGTATTGTCGTCACTGCTATCAAGTCGTTAGGGCATTCGCCCGATCGGCCTAACATACATCCTCCTGCTTTCAATTCTGGAAGCTGGGGGGTGTTTGGAGATGACATAATCTGTCATCAGAGTGTGGTACAAAGAGTTTTAGCTATGCTAAAGCTCTTCGGCTTCACTCCTAACAGTGATAAGACCTTTGTTGAGGGTCCTTTTCGAGAGTCGTGCGGTCGTGACTACTTTTATGGTCACGATATCAGGGGGGTCTTTGTCAAGAGCCCCCTTGCCAGTCGCGCGGAACTTCATGCTACCATCAACAATCTCATCGCTTGGTCGTACCGCACAGGGATTCTTCTCCCTAGTGTCGGCCGATACTTGACTGGCCTTTTGTCGAGCATGGGGCGTATCTTATACGTCCCCCTTGACGAGGGGCTAGCGAGCGGTGTGCGCGTTCCGGTTAGTGTTCTGCAGGATCTTATAACCCTGCCTCCCACTAACAAGAACGGGAGCTTCCTTTACAAGAGGCTCCTGGCTGTTCAAAAACAGCTTCGCATCGGTGATGGATACATATCTGTCCCGAAAGGTGCTCGTAAGCGATACTACAACCCGGAAGGGCTGATGCTCGCTTTCTTGCACGGTAGCGTACGGACTGGGCGTATATCGGTTAGGCAACGCGATACACGCTACAGAACGAAGGGGTGCGTAACGCCCAATTGGGATTACGTACCGCCTACCTCTGACTTGCTTCGGCACGTTGGGGATAGGCTTGACCAGAGGCGATTGGAGATCGCCTCGAGGGTCTTCCTCGGTGAGCTCATTAAGAGTTAACTGACGGAGGTCCTGGGCCTGGAGTGATCCAGGGGGTGAGACCATACTCATCAGAG